ACTAAGAATGCTAACGTCATGGGAAGAATATGAAGATATTAAAGCATACATTCAAAGTAAAGCCACTGTCAGCAAATCAAATGACGTACAGGAACAAGTCGATAAAGTCGGCTAAGTATATCGAATATCAAAATGAATTAAGAGACGAACTTCAAGGGGTCGAATGGCCCTTTGAAAAATCCGATCAATTAGAATTTGATATTATTGCTGGTGTATCTAATAAAATGGCAGACCTAGATAACGTAGTTAAGCCACTATTAGATACATACCAGGGTATCTTTGAAGAATTTAATGATAATAAAGTTTATCATATAACATTAGATAAACAAATAGTAGCTAAAGGTAATGAATATTTATTTGTTAAAGTCGAACGATGGCCTGAACAAATACCTTTAGAAATAGTAAACGACGAAGAGTTGTTAGAAAGGACGGTAATTAATGTCAAGGTATAAGCAAACTGCTTGCCCAGAGTGTGACTCATCTGACGCATTTACAATATATGAAGATGGAGCATACTGTTTTTCATGTCAATATACAACTAAGAAAGTAAACATTATGAATGACTTAGAACCTGTTGCTAAACCAAATAGTAACATAACACTTGAAGAAATTAACGACTTAAATAGTTTTCCTATTAACAGTCGTAGTATATCTAAACAAGTAGTAGATCACTTTGGAATTAAAATGGCTGTAAATCCTGATGGTTCCGGTGGTTCGCACTTCTATCCTTATACTAATGAAGGTAGAGTTGCCGCATATAAAGAACGTAAGTTACCAAAAAGCTTTGTAGCACATGGTAACTTTAGTAATGTAGAATTATTCGGTCAATCAGTTGCTAGCGGTGGTAAGACACTTGTAATAACTGAAGGCGAGCTAGATGCTTGCGCAGTAGCTGAAGCATTCTTACATAAATACAAAAGAATATTTCCAGTAGTATCAATGCCTAGTGCTACAGGTTGCAAGACAGTATTAGCACAAAGAGAATGGATCAGACGATTTGAATCTGTAATATTATTCTTTGATAAAGATGAAGCTGGTCAAGCAGCAGTACAGAAAGTTGCTAAGATAATTGGTGCTGGTAAAGTTAAAGTAGCTAAGCTACTAGAGAAAGATCCATGTGAACAACTACTAAAGCATGGACCACAAAGTTTATTACAAAGCTATTGGGATGCCGAAACATGGTCACCCGCTGGTTTAGTAATGGGCGAAGCAATATGGGAACAGTTCCAGCAAAGACAAAGAACTAAGTCTAGACCTTATCCTAAATGCTTAGCAGGTTTAAATGATAAACTTAAAGGCATTAGACAAGGTGAGATTACTTTGTTTACTAGTGGTACTGGTTCAGGTAAATCAACAATCGTTAAAGAAATCGTACTTGATTTATTAAAAGATGAAGAAAACAAAATTGGTTTAATATCACTTGAAGAAAGTGTAGGTGATACAGCTGAGAAGTTTATTGAAATGACATTGAATCAAAAGCTAGATCATGATGATAACAATCTTTCTGAACTAGATTTACGTCAAGGTTTTGAATCAGTATTCGCAGATGAAAGATTAGTTTTGTTAGATCATCAAGGTTCTGTAGGTGATTCAACACTAACAGATAAAATAGAATATATGTGTCTAATGGGTTGTAAATACCTAGTACTAGATCATATAACTATAGCGGTATCAGAAGGCTCTGAAGGTTTATCTGGTAACGAAGCAATCGATAAAGTAATGAGTGACTTACTTAAGATTGTTAAGAAACATAATATATGGTTATGTTTAATCTCACACTTAAGAAAAGCTCCAGGTGGTGGTGCTTCATTCGAGGAAGGTAAGCTAGCCTCTATAGATGATATTAAAGGTAGTGGTTCTATCAAACAAATATCATTTGATATAGTAGCATTCGCTAGAAACCTAGTAGCTGATAACGCAACTGAACGTAATACAATTAAGTTTAGAGTATTGAAATCTAGATTTACAGGTCTTACTGGTTCAGCAGGTGCAGCTATATACAATACTAAAACCGGTAGACTAACATCTACTGATAATGTATTTATGGAGATCTAATGAGTAACTACACAAATGCAGTAACTAAACAAGCTAGATATGATAACTTGTATTTAAATATTGCTAAGGAAGTAAGTAACATGTCACACGATACCGACAATAAAGTTGGTGTCGTAGTTGTTAAAGATAATAATATACTTGCATTCGGATTTAATGGTATGCCTGCGGGTATGGATAATGAATGTAAAAATCCTAATGGTTCTACAAGAAAAGAAGTTATACATGCAGAAGCTAATGCATTATGTAAGTTAGCAAAGGGGACAGTAAGTTCAGAGGGTGCTACATTATATAGCACTCTCTCACCTTGCATTGAATGTGCTAAACTTATAATGCAAGCAGGTATAACAAGAGTTCTTTTCAGTGAAACATATACTGATGAAGCAGGTATATTATTACTATTAAATAATAACATAAAAGTAAAGGGCAATAAATGGAGGAACAACTTGGATATCTAAAGAAAAAGATTACTAAATCTAAAGCACATATTGCTTGTAATCTTTTAAAAGAAACTTCGTTAGAAGATTTAAAAGCGTACTTAGTATTTACTATGGACACTATCCAACAACACTTTGCTCGTAATAGTATGAGAGGAAACAAATCATACCAAGGTGAAGCTAACCTTACACACTTAAGCGTAGCGGTTGGCACTCATATCTTAACAGAAATAAAGTATTCTAATAAGGATGATGCACCTTGGGATTGGTTTAGACTTCGAGTTATGATGGGAGATTTATTCTTAGAACCTTTCTATCAAACACATCAGATTAATATAGGTAAAACCAGGGATAATACATTTATTCCAGTGGAATCTTTAGACCGTAGTTTAAAGAGAAGCCGTGCGCATTACATAGTAATACCAGAGAAGTGGGATTTACTTGTGCCAGAAGGTAGTATGGATTTATTAAAAGGAACTGTATTTGAAAAGCCAGAACCTATTAGTTCTTTAATGCAACCTACTGAACGACCTGTAATAAAAGGATGGACACATGATAGAAGTAAAGAGTTTAAACCTTATCTAGCAAACAGCTTTATTAAAAGCATGAATGTGTTACAGCAAACTGAATGGAAAGTTAATAATAAAGTTCGTAATATTTTAAATCGTAATCGAAATAAAATACTAGATCAATACAAAGACTTTCCTAAGAAATATAAATCAAAGATAATAGAATTTGATTTAACTATGGCACGATCTAAACTAATAGGTGACAAAACATTTTATCAATATGTTGAAGCAGATTATCGTGGTAGAATATATTATACTACACCATTCTTAAACTTTCAGGGTAATGATATAGCAAGAGGTCAAATGCTTTTTGCTAAAGGTAAACCTATGACTGATGCAGGATTAAGAAGATTAAAGATTCATATAGCAGTATGTTATAATGAAACTTATCATAAAGATAGTTTGCCTAACTGGTTAACAACAGATTATAAACCTTACTTAAAAGACGAAGAGTTAGATGATATATCTGTAGATAAAATGACGTTAGAAGATCGTGAAGCATGGACCGATAATAATATTGATAGACTATTAGAGATAGCTAACAAAGAAATTATAGATCCTAATGCAGAAAAACCTATTAGCTTGCTAGCTAGTGTATTAGAAATTAAAGATGCACTCGAGCAAGAAGAATATATTACTTATCTTCCAATACCAATTGATGGTTCTAATAATGGATGGCAACATCTATGTGCTATGTCTAAAGACAAAGAAGCAGGAGAGTTAGTTGGGATTGTACCACAAGATATTCAAAAAGATTTTTATGTGCAATGCGCTAAAGATTTAATTAAAAGAGTACCGGAATGGTTTGAAGAAAGACAAATGCCAATGAAACATATACGTAAAGGTATAGCTAAACGCGGTTCAATGACTCGAGCATACAGTGCTGGAGCACAAAAGATCGCAGAAAATATGTATCTTGACTGTCATGTGGAAGGGTATTTAGATAAGTATAATATAACTGAAGAGGACTGTGAGTTACTTGCTAAACATTTAATCAAAGCAATTGATAGTGTTTGTGCAGGTCCATTACAAACAATGAAGTTCTTACAAAAGATTGCTGAAGCTGAGATAGCTTCTGACTATGCTAAGAACACTAAACAAAAGTCTATACGATGGACTACACCATCTGGGTTTCCAGTTATATATGAAGCATTCGTTGAGAATGAATTCAAAGAGAAAGCTATTATTAGTTGTAGTAAACGTAAAGTTAAACCTACTATAACAAAAGAAGATGGTAGCAAAGAAGAAACAGATACAATAAGAATACAACATGTAGGTAAAGAACCAACAGACAAACCAAAGATAAGATCTTTTATGTCTGGTATATCACCTAACTTTGTGCACTCTATGGATGCTGCACATATGGCTAAAGTAATTGCTAAGTGGGATGATAACTTTGGTGCAGTACACGATTCATTTAGTGTACATGCTTGTGATGTAGATGAGTTATTAGCTTTTATTAAACAAGAGTTTATAACAATGTATAGTTATTCTAACTTCTTTGAAGTCATTGAAAGAATGATAGTAACAAACCCAGATAATTTTAACTATCAACAACCTAAGCTAGGCAGCTTAGATATTAGAGAGGTAAATAAAAGTGACTACTTCTTCGCGTAAGAAAGGAATATTACCAGTAAGACTAGGCTTACAACCTGACAATAAAACAGCATTAGCTGAATTAAAAATGGATGTTACACTAGCAGATCGTATGACTGACCAACAGTTAGACGAATTAATAATAGAGAATGAGTATTTAAGAATACTAGATTATTATACAGATCAAGGATTACCTGAAGAAGGTAAAACAAATGCTCATGAATGGAAGAAACAAGCGCTTGCTAAAGTAGCAGCAACCCAATAAAAAAACCCCTAAGAATATCTTATGATACTCTTAGGGGTATTTTTTTTCGTCTTTAATATCGGCTAAACAGTTTTGAAAAATCTACATAGTCATAATTAAAATCTAAAAATCTTCTCCTAAAAAATTTACTTATCATTTTACACTCTCACATCTACTGCAATATAATATATTTCCACGTTTAGATACACATCCACCACATAAATCATTCACCAAACCTGCGCCAAACATCATAGCTAGCCATAAATATACAGGAATTAAATACCAATATGTTTTAAAGTGCCTCATTTGTTTTTCCTCTTTAAGGAGACAATTAAAGATCGATGTTTAAAGTATCTTGACTTCCGATTTCTCTAGCTAGTTCACCTCTTGATTGTGTAACAAGCTGCCTACCTTCTTTAATTCTTGCAGGCATTTCTAAAGTTCTAACTATCTCTTCTAATATTATACCGATTTCCTGACCAGTAAAACTTTTATCAAGCAAAGATTTTTTGTTAACTTTTAATTTTTTATTAATGTTTGATTCCAATTCAAGCGCCATTTTTTTAGCAGCATTAAAAGTTTTCTTATTCCATTCTTCTAAAGTATCACCTTTAATATTAATATTGTCTGCTCTTTCCCATTTAAAATCACCTTGTCTTTGAATTAACTTTACAAAAGTTTTACGCGAACCATTTTTAAATCTATCAGGATTAGCTAATAAACCAGCTATAGTTTTAAATTCAGATTCTTTATTAACTACACCATCTTTAAATAATTCATATGTAGTTGTATCATTCTTTAATGTATTTAATTTTTCTGTAAAAGTACTTTCATACCAATCAAATAATTTTTCAATAGCTTGTTCATTAATTAAAGAATTTTTATGATGTTCATTAGCAGATCTTCTTACAACATCCATTGTACCAGAGTCAGTTAAAAATGCATCATATATTTGTAATACAAATGGATTAGCAGCACCTAAACTTTTAGCAATTTCTTTAATTTTATTCCATGAATTTGTAAAAGTTTTAGTAACCATGTTAGAATCAAACGCTTGTATTATAGATGGCTGAGCTCTACCTACTGCATAACCACCAAACTCTGGTGCTTTACCTGGCATAGGTTTAATAGCAGACGGATCTGTCTTTACATTATAATGCTGCACAGTAACAGTTCTAGGTTTACCTGCTTCATCTTTAATTTGATATTGTGTTTGTCCTGCTTGTTCAGATGTTAAACCTGCAAGCGTAGATACTAAACCAGTAGGCTGTTTAATTTGTAATAGCTCTGCTGAAAGCGGCGACATAAAAGCGATAGCTTTCATTAGTTTAGTCATTCTTAAAGTCTGCGGATCCATAGTTTCATAAATAGAATCAACTAATATAGTATGTAAGAAATCAATAACATCGTCATTATTTAATTTATGATTAGCCATTATACTTTTTATTTCATCATTTAAAAATACAGTTCGATCTACGTGCTGCTTCAATGAAAATATATCCTGACCATATCCCATAGTCATAGGTGACTTCTTTAAAAAGTTTTCTCTATCACCAATAGCTTCTTCTAATATTCGTTCATAAGCATTCGCTATTGACGGTAGTCCCGCCTTGTTATCGTGTGTTATTTTAGTTACACCTTTAACTAAGCTAGGAAACTTTCTTCTCATCTCATCAGCCATAGCATCTCTAACATCTTTATAATCGCTAGACTCTAGCTTCTCTAAGAAAGGTGTCTTCATTATTATACCAGATCTCTTAGCCATATTTAAACTACCGAGTAATGTAGCAAGAGTTGCAGGACCATGTGTCTGTCCATCTATTTCAAATGCCTGCGTATCTGTAAATATAGTTCCATTCTTTTTAGCTTTTTCGTATTTAGCTAATGCCATTAAGTAATCTGCTTGATGTATAGCATCAGTTTCAAAGTCAGCTAAGTATGCTTTTAATCTAGGACTTAATGGATCTGAACCATATCTTTGTGCTATTTGTTTCTTAACTTCATTTGCTTGCTGAGGTGAAGAAGCTTTTTTAAATGCAGTTAATAATGCACCAGCTTCTCTTGTATTAAAGCCTGCTGTTCTTTCTATTAACTCATTACCCCATTGTACATACTGATTATATAAACCAGCACCAGGATTTTGTTCAGCTTGTTTTTCAAACTCTTTAAATATTCTTATTCTTTCTGAAGTAGGTCTACCCATACCATACTTTTTCTTAAAGCTAGATTCAACCTTCCTTCCTTCTTCATCAGTTACTTTAGGATCTTCAAACAAATGCTTTGACATTCCTTCTGTCCAGTTTTGTTCGAGCTTACCCCCCTTACCAGGTTGCCACTGATACCTATTACCACCTCCTACTATACCTCTTACAATAGGGCTAGCCTGAGGATTGTATACAGTTTGCTGAGCATGCATTCTTCCAGTTAATAACTGTAATGCAAAAGTTAAATAGTTAGATTTACCTGAGTATCTTCCTACACCTTCCATAAGATTTACAAACTTTTCTCTTTCAAGTCTAAGAATATTTTTAGGATTATAATCTCTATATGTTTTTTCAGCTAACTTAACTTGTTCTTCTGATGCACCTTGCTCTATTAATCTTTGCACTCTATTCTTTAAAGATGCTTTTTCATTTAATAAATCTTGGTATTTTTGTTTACCTATTTTAAAAATGTTTGCATAGAAAATATCATTATTAGGACCTGGTATATATTGATCTTGCATATCTATATTTCTTACAGTTCCTGCGTTTGCTAACGCAAGCATTGATAAATATGTTGCAACCTTTTCTCTGTTAGGATCATTAATAAATGCTACTTGATTCATATTCTTAGTAGCTTCAAAGTGTGCAGAGGTATCACCAATTTCTTTTGAAAGTCTAGTTGTCATATCACGAGTGTATTGAGATGCTTCTCCCATAACTCTACCATCTTGTGATGGTGCTGATAACGGTGTTACTTCCTGTGTACTAAACAAACCGGTATATACACGATACATATTTTCAAATATCTTTGCACCCTTTTCAGTAGGTTCGAATACTACTCGACCACCTACATTCTTTTCTTGTATCATATCAGGATTAGCAGCAGCATAAGTAGTCTTAGCTATATCACCAATCTGTGTAAATACTTCAGGTCTAATATTATCTATTTCATTTAAGTATTCAGCAGTATCTCCTAAACCTTTTTGCATAGCTTTAGTTCTTTTATATTCTCTATAAACTTCTTTACCTAACTGTTGAATACCTTGTGCCTTTTTAAACTCTAACTTTTTAATAGAGTCTTGCTCATTTACTTCTTCAACAACATCACTAACTTCTTCAGGATCTGTAGTAAACATACTTTGTACAAAGAATTCTTCTGTAAGTATTCCCATTAAACCAAACAATTCAGGGTCAACTATAAAAGTTCCTTTATCATTTAGCGTACCTGCATCTAACACATCATAAAATATATTTTTATTTGTAGTGTTTAAGTTATTGATATTCTTATATAAAGGCGCTACAGGTGCGTCAGTTGTCTGAGCAGCTTCTCTAAAATTACCTGTTGATAAAAACTTTGCTTTCTGATCTGCAGTTAATTTAGTACCTGCTATTCTTCCAGTATTAGCTAAGCCTGCAACTTTACCAGCTCTATTAATAGCACCACCAAATGATGACGCTGCTTCATCTATACTAGGCTGACCAGTAATTGCTTTCTCTAATTCGTATGCACCTCTTAAAGTTGTTATATCTTTACCAAGTGCTTCACCAAATTGTCGTACACGTGGTTTAATTCTAGCAGCTTCTTCTGATGCTAACTCTTCAGGCGTCTTATTAGCTATTGCTTCTTCATCAGTGCTTGCCATTATTCCTGCAATGTCTTCAATATTATTATCAGCAATCACTTGATTTGCAACTGCTGTATCTACAGGTTGCTGAATTGTTTCTATATCTTTTTTAACAAGCTCTTCTTTATCAGCTACTGACCAAAGTTTATGTGTACCTGCTAACTTTTTAGCAAGCATGTCAGTTGGTTTATCAAGCATAGAACCGGATTTTGCGCTTGTATCTATTGCCATAAGTTCTCCTATTCAACTAATGAAGCACCAGCTGCAGCTAGTCTTCTATTAAGTATATTAACTGGCCCAATCAATGGTGCAGTTTTAAATAATTTATATAAGCCTGTTTCCGTTTTCCCTTCTAGTACCTGGCCTGCTCCTGTTAAAGCTCTTGATACGTTTGATAAAGCTGCTGCTTCACCTGATACTGTATCAAAAATTTCTTCAACCATATTACTAGATGATGTTTCATAGATAGGAAAGAAAAAGTTAAGTGGTCTTTCAGCAACACCAATCATACCTGATGCGCCTATACCTCTTTGTATTTTTTCTAATCGATCTAAATAAGGTGTAGCTTGTCCATACTTTAATAAATCTTTTAAGTATTGTGAAACAAAACCTAACATAATCATAGTAGTCATGATTGCAAAAGCATTATATTTTAATCTAGGTGTACCTCTCTTTACATAATCTCCCCACAATCTTGGTAATATATTTGCAGAAAATGTTGCAATAAAACCTTGGAACTGTGTAAATAAAGCTAAGTGTGGGTTCTGATAAAACAATGGTCTGTTAGCTGTTCCTGGTAATGCGATAGCTTCATTAACAAAGTTGTATTCAGCTTGTGATAATATATCATCTAACCTTTCACTAGCTCTTCTCATATCTGAAAGATGTTCTTCTCTAGTTTTATTAGCAGGTTTTTCAAATGGTAAACCATCAATTTCTAATAGCTCTGTAACATTTATACCTAGATTTCTTAATTGTTCTTCAGCTTCTTGCTCTTCATTATTTTGTGGTCTGCCACTCATTCTACCTTCTTTAACAGTAGCTAAGTGATCCATAATAAAATCATCAGCAATTGAAGCTCTTACATTACGTGTATAATCTGTCCACTGCTGTAAACCAATAACTCTAAAATACTTATCTAATAAATATCTTGAAGCAAAAGTATTTTCAGTAGCACCTGTAGTTTGTGCAGCACCTACATCCCAATCAAAGTAACCTAATCTTTTTAGGCGAGCCTGCCTTTCTTCTTTCTTAAGTCTAGCTTTAGTTCCTGTAGCTAACTTTAAATTAGGTGTGGGTGTAGTAATAGTTTCCCATATTGCTTGACCAAGTTCTCTACCAGCATTCTTTAATACACCTTGTATTTGTTCTGGTGATAGTGCTCTCATAGTCATCATAAATTCTACAAGCGATGATATAGTTGCTAATGGTAGTCCTGCAAGTGTAGTCCATACTAATACGTTCTTTTGTATTTTAGCAAGTGTTTCATTATCTATTTTCTTATAGTTACCTGATTCAGCATTAAGATAATCCTGTAAGAATGCTGCTAATCTATTAGCACGCTCTTCAGTTATCTCACCCTTTTGTACAGCTTCATCAAGTACCTGATTGATAACTTCACCATTATCACCAACAAACTTCTGATACGTAGTATATCTAGCAGCAGATTTAGCAGCGTTACTAACATTTATAAACAAATCCTTTTCCATATATTTTTCAAACTTACCACTAGGATGTGTTGCTAATCCAAGCGTTCTTCCTTTATGTGAACCAGGAATATGTCTACCTCTACCAATATTAAAATCAGTTAAAGTATTATCATCTACAATATCATTATTATCTAATATAGCATCTGCTAATCTCTTAGCTTGATCCTGTGTAAATTGAAATTCATCTTTAAGATCTTTAATAAATTCTGCTTTATTCTTTTCAACTTGTACTTTATCTAATGATTTATATGTACCTAAATAATTATTTAAATAACCTACATCAAATCTTTTACCAGTTCTACTGCCATCTAAAAAGAATTCTCTTGCTGTCTTTTGATCTTTAAAAAGTTTATCACCAAGCTTTTGTAGTTGACTTGTAATTAATTTATAAAAATCTTTATCCTTTCTAAATTCCTCAGGTAAATTATCAAAGTCAACTTTACTTAGTTCTTGATCTTTAACAACATCTCTATAAAATCTATATACCATATCTGATATAGTTAAAGTATCAATGTTCTTTTGTTTAAGCATACTAGCTGCGCCAGCTGGTGACATTATCTCTTCTTTATATTTAGCTAACTCACCTTGCTTATGCTCTTCAAAGTTTCTACCAGGATGCACTCTATGTAAGAATGCACCAAAGAAAGAACCAAGTTCTCTTATTGTAGGTGAGCCAACTGCATCTTGCCACATAGCATGACCAACAGATCCCCTCCATAATACAGGAAATTCTTTAGCCGCTGCTTTAATTTTTTCAAGAAGATCTCTATCCTTTGCTTGCTTTCTACCGGCTTCATCTCTACCAGCAAAACTACTACGATCTATTACTTCACCATATGCTTCACGCTCTGCTTCACTTGTACGCTTAGCTTTTAATTTTTTTCTATAGCCATCAAGTAATTCCAAAGTATTTTTTGGTTTAACATATCTTGCAATAGTACCATCAGGATTTTTAATATTATATTTATCTTCGTTTTCTTTTGCCCACTTACCTTCAGTAGATAATCTTTTTTCTTCAGCTGGTGCTAGTCTAACATTTACATCAGCCCATGCGCCAGCATCATATGCAGCTCCGGGTATTGCAAAGCCTGCACCTAATGTACCACCAGCTACAAAAGCATTTACTAATCTATTATGTAAGTCAACTGAGTTAAATGGTTTATCACTACCATATACTGAAGCTAAGTATTGTGTAAGCTCTTGCCCAACTTCTGTAGTTGATTCTATACCAAAGCCTGTTGCAGATCTTGCAGCAAATGCTCGTAGTATATTACCATATGTTAATTGTTCTTTAGCAATTTGTGCAGCACTACCTATTAGCTTAGCTGATTCCATACGTGTCATTTTAGCTATAGCTGCTTTAGCCATTGCATCACTTACTTTCTGACCTGTTTTTTCAAACTCTTTTTTCTGATAAGCCTTAACCATTTTATCACGGTATTCTTTCTTTAATATTGTACCGCTTACACCACTCATTAAGGTTTTAATACCAAGCCTATCTAATACAGACATAGTAACACCAGAAGCTGTAGCTAATATAGCACTCTTATCTTCAGCATCACCTTCCATATCATTATATGTCATACCTGTATACATAGCTACCGGTGCTATCATACCTACAGGTGCTGTCATAGCGCCTGCAAATGTTACTCCCATATATGGTAATGAAATAGCAGCCATGTTTCCTACGTATTCAAAGAAACCACTCAGCCCTCCAACATCCCATTCATTAGCAATAACATTACCTTCATCATCTAATGTAGGTTTTAGTATACTCATTTTTAATTCAGGCTTAGATCTTAAATAATCATGCTGTCTTTTAATACCAGCTGAACCAATCTCTGAGAACCAATCAAATCCTGATTCTTCTCCAATCATATTAACAGCGCCGTACATTCCTTCAATAGCGCCTGTCCAACCTATATCAAAGCCATCAGCCCAAGGATGAAGTGATTTGTTTTGTAATGTTCTATCACTATGCCTATTTAAAACCATAGAATCAGTATACTCAGCTGCCATTTTCTTTCTGAATGCAAACTCTGCAATAGATTCTCCAGGTTGTCTAGGTGCATTTAATCTAGCTAACTGCTGTTCATTCAATGCAATCTTAGCAAACTCTGAATCATACCATTGTTCTTTATCAGCAACTTGTTCTATTGTAAGTTGTGCTTGTTCAAACTCATCAAGTGGTTCATCAGAAAATTTATTTATTCTATCTGATTTACGTGCAGCTCCCCATTGATATGCATTAATTTCTTCAGGTGAACTAAACTTACCTAATTTATTTATCCCATATCTGCTTAATGTTTCTACAAAGTCTTTACCATTCTCATCAGTTATCCTAACTAATTGTCTAGTACCTGTAGCATCCATCTTAGGTGAGCCATCTGGATTTGTAAGTTTAATTACATTATTATAGTTAAACTTTTTAGCTAACCCTTCAATCTGTTCAGTAGCTGCTAAACCACCAGGAGTTCCAGGAGCAAGCTCACCCTGTCCTGTAATATGCATAATCTCAGGTGCGCTTAATCCTTCTATTCTAAATAGCTTACCTTCTTTATCTGTTAATGTATCACCATCAATAAACTTATGTTCTTCCTGGTTTATTGCTTTAGGCATTACAAAATCAGAAGTATCTATATTATATAAAGCCATATAAACTCCTACTGATTAGCCATTCCTTCCATTATATTTTCTAAGTATACTTGTCCAAATAATGCAAACGGTGTTATGTTTTCACCTGAATCAATAACATGCTGCTCAAATATTTTTCTCCAAGGTTTACCAGATTCTTTATCATTTCCTTTATATACTTTAGCAACAGTATTCCAAAATCTATTTACATCTCCTGTAACATTATTAATCTTACCATTTAATATTACAAGTTCAGATGGATTCATTTCAATTTTATTACCATTAACTATAGCAGTTGAAACAGGTGGTACACCTTTAAGATTATCTAGTCTTTGTTTAATAGTAGCTTCTTCTAAGTAAGGTATTAAAGAAGTTATGCTGACATCAATACCTTGGGCTTCAGCTTCTTTAGCAGCTTCAATAGCCATATTCCATGCTTGCTGAATACCAGGCCCCATTTTATAAACTTGAAACCCATTTTTATCTGCCCATGCTGCAACTTCTCTAGCAGCAAACTCAGGTTCAATATCAGTCGTATAAACGTTTTGCATAATACCTTTATCGATATTCCTTTCTTTAGTTTTATCTTTACCTTCTTTAAAAGCTTTCATTTGACCTACTATTCTATCAGCAGCTTTATTAATCTTTTCCTCATACTCAGGAGCGTTAGGTACATCAGAACCATCAGAAGTCCAAGCGCTACTAACTCTTTGCTTTACATCACCGCCATCTTTATCCCATGACCAGTAAGTAAAGTCATCACCTTGAGCATTCTTTTTCTTAAACTTATAAGCAACCCTTGCTTGACCTGCTGCATTATAATAAGTTTTCTCTTCGCCTTGAGGTCTAGGTGTAGAGCCAATAGGTGTAAGCATATTAGGATCGCCAGTTCTTTTATAATCAGCAAGTGATTTCTTAGTATACTTACCAGCATTTTCTTTAATAAACTTATCCATAAGAGCATTCTTTGTATCAACTCTTTTAAGATAGTTCTTTGCTACATAACCTATAGTATCATTATGATCATAGCCTAATGCTCTTGATGCTAAGTAAATTGCAATACCTCTTCCAAGCTCTTGGCCATCTATTAAATCACCAAACAAAAAGTTAAGTACTCCTTTAGCTTGCTCATATGCAGGTGTACCCTGACTCTGATTAGCATCATTCTGAGCAGCCTTACCAGCATCACTATTTAAATCTTGATTTAGTTCCGCTTCTTTAGCAGTATTTAAATTGTTTGCAACGGCTGCTAACTTAGATTGACTTTCTTCTAATGGTGTAGTTACTTCTGTTGTATCTTCTTGTTTATTTAAATCATCTAAAGCCTGTGAAGCTACAGTCTTTTCTGTTTCAGTTGTTTCATCAGAAGAAATAACTTGCTCTAAAGCAGCTTTATTAGCTTCCTTTTGTATTTCTTCTTTAGCCGCTTCAACATTAGGAACAAAGTCTGAGGTTGCTCTAAATTCTTCTAAGGCTTGTGTTTTCTTAAGATCTTTAATTTGATCTTCAAGTTTATTAACAATCTTTCTTGAAGTTTCTAACATTTTCGGATTAGGTTTAACGTCACGGTATATAGTTAAATTCTTCATTTCATTATCAAGCATTTGTTGTTTTTCAGCTATTTGAGCTGCTATACCAACATCAGTAGGTAACATTAAATTTGAAAGTATATCACCTTCCATTTGAAGCATATTAGGTTTTGTTACTCCCATACTTACAGGCTTATCTACTTTTAATAGTTCATCACCAGTTTCTTGATCATACATATCTGGGTCAAGTCCTAAAGGATCTAAAGTAGCAGGTACATTATCTTGTCTTATACCACCTATTAAATTATCTTCTGCTGGATCTTCAAATGCAGGTATATCTCTAAGCATTTCTGTTCCACCACCTATACCTTGCGGATCATATGATTCTACATAATTATCTGATGGTAAAGACATATCCATTGACATAGTAGTAGTATCATCTGCAGGTACTTCCATAGAACTTAATGAATTAGGTTTAGGTATATTATTATCTGATCCAAATATAAGATCCATTATACCATCTTTATCATCTAATGTAGGATATACTATACCACCTGGATCTAAGTGTTGCACTTTGCCGCCATCACTTTTTCTATCAAATATTCCTGAACGCTCGGGCATTTCAAATTTATTAGAAGAAAAATTTAAAGTAGGCAAACCAATACCTTTTGGATCTACAAAATCTTTTACCTTTTCAGCAAAGCTACTAGCTTTTTTCTTAATATTACTAATAGGATTAGGAATATCACTAAGACTGGGTACTGATATATTTACGTCTTTAAATTTATCTTTTAAAGTTTTACTAAGGCCAGGATCTACAGGATCTAAAGAACCACTTTCAATAAGGCTATACATATTTTTAGTATCTTTTATTCTATCTTTATATTGTTTTGGTTTTAATTTCTTTTCTCCTGGATTAAGCATGTGATCTACTATTATAGAAGACTGCTCTGCTAAACTAGCTTTAGGATTATTTAAGACTGTTCTTATACTTGCAGCATTACCAGGACCTATAAAATATCCATCTTCATTATTAGGATTTGGTACACCACCTTTAGTATATATAGCATCTAACATAAAATCTAATTGATTTTCAGGAGAATCAAAAGACATTATTTTATTACGCACACCACTAATAGGTGCTCCAGGAGCAGGTGTATCTGGTTGTATATCATATTTATTTACAAGCCAATTCATATAAGGAGATAATAGTCTTTGAGATCCAGGAGTAAGCTGTATTAATCCATAGCCTTGGTCTTCAGGTCTAGCTCCTTTTTCTTTTTGTTGATAGTCAAAAGTGCCGCCAGTTTCATGATTAATATTTCCCATAATAGCAGCAATAGCTTTATCAGATAAATCTTTATTTTTTAAATGCTTATAAATTCTTCTTTGATTATCTAATACTTCTTTACCTTCAGCAGCATACTCAGGTTTCATATCTTGAATCTTTCTGCCTTCATCATTTATCTTTTTGATTAATGGTCCATACATATCTGTTGCTTCTTTATTAACAACAAATTCACCAGGAGTAAGCCAAGCTGGTACAGTATCAGTACCTTTAGGTTCTCCAGGATGATCGTACATGGGTACAGCTGAAGTCATAGGAGGAACTTCTAGCTGATTATCCATTGTGATCTCTAGAGATTTCATATTACCATAGCGGTCTTTTTGAGTGGCTTTATATTTCATACTAAACTCCTTTAGACAAAGGTCCCATATTCACTTCGTATTCGTGTGTAACATCCCCACCATGTGTTTTATATTTTACTTTTGATAGATTGCCTAGGGGTCCAACTAAACCACCCATATTAAATAACTTAAACGCTTTACCTAATACAGCAGCACCAGCTAACCATGGTGCAGCCGCAGCCATCATGGGCATAGCACCAGCAAGTCCAGTAGCTCCAGTAGCACCAGCTAAATTTCCTGCAGCTGCAGCTCCTGGTCCTGCTAAAAGACTCTGTCCTGCTCCTGCAGCAGTATGAGGTGCAAACATAGTACCTAGTTTACCCATTGCCATATTAGCGCCTTTCATTCCAACCTTACCAGCTATATCAGCACCAGCCGCTTCACCTACTGTTTGTAATGGACCTTTTTGCGGTGGAGCAACTGGTTGTGGGTTTGGTTGAAATCTTGCTTTTTGAGCAGCCATTTGTTTTATTCTTTCTGCGTCATAAGGACTAGCTAATTGTACAACCATTATTTACCTCCACCACCAGTTGTGGTCTGTGTTTGTTTTTGTGGAGCAGATCCTAAATAACCAAAGTATCTAGCGGCAGCTGTATCAGGAGCATCTAATCTTTGCTGTGCATATTGTTGTCTAGCACTTCCAACATCTCCTAAACCTTTAATACCTGCTGCTTTCCCTGCTATATATTGATCTTTCATTCCTAAACCTGACATAATATCAGCTTGTCTTTGTTGTTGAAATTGCATTGATCTATCTGCTAATGCACCTTGCATAGCTTTTTCAGCACGTGCAGAGCCTAATGCTCCACTCATAGCTGCTTGACCAGATGCTGATCCCATAACATTTTGTAAATCTCTATTACGTGCAGCAGTATAATCATATTCACCAGTACCTGCAAGAGCTCTACTATACATTTCTTTTTTAGCAGGATCACCAGCCATTGTTTCTCTAGATAAAGATTCTTGAGCAGCTAATGCATCTTTTTGTGCTTGTGTCATACCGGCTACTATAGAATCTGGATCTCCTCTAGTATCTTTATATCTTTGTGTTACGTCTGCTAAAACTTCTTCAAGATAAGGTTTAAACTCTTCATCTATACCGGAAGTAGTTACAGATTGTTGTGGCGCGCTTCTTCCTCCACCCATAATTTATTCTCCTATGATACCTCTTATCGAAGTACTTAATTTAGCATTATATCTTTTTGCTAATAGTTTTCCATATCTCAATGAATCACTTTCCCCTCTCACTGAGTCTGCCCTCCAGTGTTTACCACCATGTTTCTTAGTATGCTCTATCATAGCATCAAATAATTTATATACTACATAAGCATTATTTTTGTTTTCTAAATTTACAATACAATCTTTAACATCCATTATATATTTATTATTATAGTAATTATTATATGATTGTGCTGTTAAAAATCCTTGTATGTTATGTTCAGTGTAATAACCTATTGCTAAGTAATGTGGATTTGTTTTTTGATATTCAACTATATCTAAAAAGTATCTCATCCATACAGCTTCATTATATTCAAAACCATGAAACTCACCGTTAATTGTAACATACTCTTTCATTAAACGTATAGCGTCTAATGTATCGTTATCCTCTATTAATCTAATCATTTTTTATCAAATTCTTCCTTAATTTTAACACCTTCCTGATAGTCATCATCAGTAGAGTTATAATGTTTAATACTTAATGTTACATTTTCTTCATCAATTTTTCCAATACTATGTACAGAAATTCCAGGAAAATCTCCTATATCATCTTGTATTACGTTTACTATATCTCCAACTTTCATTATGTTACCTCATATACTTTCCATTGTAATGTACCTGAAATATTATTTACATTTCTAGTCCAAAGTTGAACTCTCAATACTACACCTGTAAAAGCAGGAGTTCCTGTTCCACCACCCCAAGTAGTATTAAGAATTATATCAGCTTGCCATCCCCAATCAACATTAGGAACAGCAGAAGTAGGAGCTGATACACTAGCTCCTGTAATACCTCCTACAACTGGAACAAAAGTTTTAGATGTATTTACCCAGGGAGTAGTACCTAAACCAGAAACATTAATAAAATATGTTTTACTAACATGATATATACCTAAAGGAACAAGATTTGTTGACGGAATACTATAAGTTCCCGAAGCTGCAACAAGTTGTCGTGATATGACTACCCCATTAAATTCAGCAGCTCCACTTTGTCGTATTCTCCAACCTGCACTTCCACTACTATAATTAAGTGATTGAATATCACTAGCTAATTTAGTCATACCAATAGCATTAGTACCAATTCTATCTACGCTTAAAGTACCTGAAGTTATTGATTCAGCTGTTATGTTTCCTCTTGCAGTTATGTTATTAAATTCTGCGTTACCTGTTCCTCTTTCTATTTTCCAACCAGCACTACCTGCACTATAAGTATCAGATTGTAAATCAGCACCTATAGGTATAACACCTTCTACAGTTCCAAATGTTATTATCTGGCCATTAGTAGCTTCATCAGTTTCAACTTGAAATGTAACTTGCCAATGTTTATGGGATATAGTTGTACCTCCACCCATAGCAGCAGTAATAGGAAGATACTGCCAGCCTATAGTTGATAAGTCAGCATTGTTTGCTAAACTAAACACACCTGAATCATAATCATAGCCATCTATTACAGCACCTGATGAACCTAACGGTGGTGCTGAGGGTGCACTTGTTTGAGCTACATTATAATATAATATGCCATTAGCTATTGCACCACCAAATAATAATTTAGGATCAGTCCATTTAGCAATAACTGTTTGCCCAGCAGTTCCTATTATTTTAGCTTCAGAAAACCATACATTAATACCAGCTCTTGTTAATTTTGTTTTAGTCCAACCTACACTTGAACTCCATACACCTCCTGAAACTTGATAAGATGTTGTACCTGGATTAGTAGGGCGAGCGCTTTGTTCTATATATTGTTTTATTGTAGTATCTATTACTGTATCTGAATATTCTGAAAATGTTGCGCCTGTTACGGGTAAAGTAGGTAAAGTATCTGTATATGCTACATGTGCAATAAAACCAGCACCATCTGAATATGGTGTAAATTGTTGTCCTTGACCATCTTGTGTTTTAGCATATATTGCAATTAAATTTGAAGGTACATTTACTGATTCATTTATATTATCTATTTGATGCTGCATTCTATTAGTAGCTTCAGTAACAGATTTTTCCCATGCTAATGTAGACGTATCTTTATTAATATCTAATGAAGGTTCATTAATCGTCATCTAGTTCCTCCATCTTGTACTTCAATTTGAATACCAGATAAATTCCATGATACTGATGTAGCCGCACCATCATCTATTCTATAACTTATAAATCTACCATTTAATCTTGAATCAGATTTATATGAAGTAGATGTATTAAAAGTACCTGTAACATTAGGACTAGCAAAGTTTATTGCAGCTCCTGGACTATTACTTGAAATTGTTTTAACATTTAATGTTGCTGCTGAACCATCATCTTGAGTTAATAAAGCTATTGATTTAAATGATTCAGTATAAAACTCTGGTGTTATTGATAATTTTTCACGTTCTAAGTAAGAAGTATAAGGATCATCACTGTTATCTAATACTCTATGCGTATAACCTATATCAGCAGCTAAGATAGAAGAACCAGAGTTACTTGTTCCTGATGTGCATACTTGTGCAAACACTGGAAATAATTTATCAAAGCTAACTGTAGTTGCACTCCAAGGTCTTTCATTATTTCCTGAACCTTTAACAGGTGCGATAACTCCAGATACAATTCCATTTAAATCTCTTACTGTCCAATTATTTAATCTATAATTATATATTAATGCTTCATTACAAACTTCACTAGTACCCTTAGGATAATTAATCCATATTTCATCTTGTTGTTGATTACGTAATACAAATAGTTTATTAGCTTTTGCATTATTTAAATTATTATAAAAATAATCTCGCACCCTTGAATCTGCAATTGAAGTTATATTACCAGGGTTTCCTGAAAATACATATATATCATTACTACCAACAACTAAATGCCTACCATCAAATTCAACAATACCATCAGTTGTTTGTCCACCATATTGTGAAGTAACTGGTGAAAATGCTACAGGTGTTACAATACTATTAGTTAATCTTAAAGCATGTATAGATGTATTTGTATAAATATACATATTACCTTGAAGCTGCACTAAGTCTTGCACAGTTGCAGTATCTGATAATGTAAATTCATCTGCTGTATTTGTACCTTCTGCAAATGGATTCCAATTCTGTGGTACTGAACCTGGTACTGCTACATCTGAAGTTCTTACAACTCCCGGTAAGCTACGTATAACACCAGCAGTTGTAGTTTCTTTTAAATTACCAGCAACTAAAAAGTTACCAAAAGATCTTATAACACCACAACTAGTAGCTATAGGATTTCTTGATATAACAAAACATCTTACAACATCATCTTGTACAATGTTAGTATTAAAAACAATATTAGTAGTGTTAGTATCAGGATTATTATATATAGCATATTGAAAGTTACTATTAGCTGAAGTAGCTGGGCTTCCTGGTACATCTCCTGGTACAAAGTTAGTTGGTATTACACCACCATTAGGTGCATTACTTCCTGGATTAGTTGCTGCAGCTATAGGTGCACAATTAGTTGTAGTTTCATTTGGAGTTTGTTTAGTTACATGTAAAGTGTTTTTAGTAAAATCTATTTTCTGTCCCAAATCAAATAGCCTAGGATTTTCTGGTGTAACTCCTGATAAACCATATGCTAATTGAACAGTAGCTTCTAATACTTTAGGCGCTGAGTTATATGATTCCCATCCTGGTAATTTAGAAAAGTTAGGTACTGCAGCTATATCAGTATTATCAACATCGTCCATTATAAAATGTGGTGCTTGTATACCATTATTTATTATTAAACAAAATCCACCAGCAAATTCAGTTGACTGCCAGTTTTCACTTGCAGCAAAACCTTTATTAGCACCAGTACCTTGTAAGTCTGTAGTAGGGGTTACATCATTTATAGTACCATCAGTTCTATAAAGAAATGTACGATTACCTACTACATTACCACCTATTTTTTGTTCAGCTACAAATACATAATATGTAGTATTAGATGGAACTAAGTTAGGATTATTCCACCATGTTATAAATAATATATTACCTGCAGTAGATCCTCCAGGCATTGGTATAGTTAAGTCAGCTGTTAATGCTACATCGCCTTTCATTTTCCATGCAGCCATATCTCGGAATCTCATATTCCTGGCATCAGTAAATACATTAGGTGCTAAACCAACTGTTGGTGTATCTTTAACTACACCAAACTTAGTTAGCTCATTAATAGGTATAACTTTACTTGCCATTTAATTCTCCTTAAGCACACTCCTTCTGACCAGTTTGAGGGTCTATAAAACAAGCCTCAACTTGCTCCTCTTCCTTAACTGTCTCAGGCGCATTTGCGTTCTTCTCTTTTTCTTCCACGGTTTGAAGGACTCCGAATCGTTTACCACTAAGTCTAAACGTGGTGCATCCTTTCGCCCCGCCTTTCCAGGCATCAACATAAACTTGTTTGAAATCTTCATATGTAACTTCATCACCTACATTACAGGTTTTTGAACACGCACTATCTATATAGTTTTGTGCCAATAATAGTACAGCCAAATGCTCATTAACATTTATATCATTAGCTCCACGTCCCTCGATTCCTTTATTGTAAGCATAATCTTTTACTCTCTCTGTTTTAGGCCCTTCAAAAGTTTGTATAGTTCTATCATAGTAATGACTAAATACAGGTTCAATACCTCCGCTAACATTATCAGCAACTAAACTAATAGTACCTGTTGGTGCTATTGAAGTTAAGTGGCTATTACGAATTCCATGTTCTCTTATTAATTTTTTAACTGAAGCTGGTAATCCTCGAATAAAGTTTGATTTTAAATAATCTTCTCTATATAATGGGAATGCACCTTTTTCTTTTGCCAATAATGCAGATGCTTTATATGTAGTATCACGTAAACATGCAAATACTTTTTCAGCCCATGTCATAAAGTCTTCAGAAGCATATGGCTTACCAAGTAATTCACCAGCATTTGCTAAGCCAGTAACACCTAAACCCATTCTTCTTTTATCTTTAGCTTCGTCAGCTTGTTTCTTTAATGGATAAATAGTTCTATCAATAACATTATCCATAGCTCTTACTACTTCGTATATATCTGATTTAAATCTTTTGAAATCAAATTCAAAATGTGATTCAGCTACTTCACCACCTGCAATTTGTTCTTCATCTAAATACTTTGTTAAATTAAATGAACCTAGTAAGCACGCGCCATACGGTGGTAGCGGTTGTTCACCACACGGATTTGTAGCAAATATATCTTCACAGTAATAAAGGTTATTCATTTCACCTATGCGATCAATAAATAAAACACCAGGCTCAGCCCAGTCCCAAGTGCTATCCATGATTTTATCCCAAAGGTCTCTTGCACATATCGTTCTATATGGCTTTCCCTGGAATTCCAACGTAAAGCTGCTATCCAAATCATTAGTCAATGCCTCCATAAATTTATCAGTTATACCAACACTAATATTAAAACCAGTAAGCTTATCAGAATTACGTTTAGCCATAATGAATTCTTCAATATCCGGATGGTCGACTCTGAGGACACCCATCTGCGCCCCACGTCTGTGTCCTGAGCTAGCGATGGTTTGACACACAGCATCAAAGATACCCATGAAGGAAACAGGGCCGCTAGCCTGGCTATCGAGTGATTTAATTTTATCTCCCCTTGGTCGGATGCGACTAAAATCATAACCAATCCCACCCCCTCTACGCATTGTTTCAGCAGCTTCACTGGCCTTCTCCATTATACTGTTCATGTTATCCTCAATTACTCCTGACACGAAACAGTTATATGCAGTTGTAATTCTATTAGATCCTATAGCAGCTTGTACTCTACCTGCTGGTAAGAATCTCATATTACCTAATATATCTTCTAGCTTATACCGATGTTCATCATCATCTGATAAAGTCCTTGATATTCTTTTAATTTTTTCATCAAAGCTTTCGTCTTTTTGTCTATATTTCATTTCATCTATTTCTTTTGATATAGATGATTCTGGTCCTAAATATTCTGTATTATGCATTATTGCACCCCCTAAAATTACGATGTTATAGGGGACATTTAATTAGTCTTTCATTTTACCAATTTTATCAACTAATACATTTATTTGAGCTTCTAATGCACGCTCTTCAGGACGCTTCTTTCTAGCACCTAAATAACCTGCTACTATCCATAACACTCCAATAACTACAGCTATACCAATCATATACTGCATGAAGTTTGCAATAGCGAAAGACATTAGTTCATAAAACGAATTTATCTGTCCATCTTCACCACCGTAATCGGCAGCACTTAAAGGCGCATCATCCACGGCTATGCTCCCAGCCAGGGCACCACCCGCAGTCACACCTGCAACTATCGCAGGACTGCTTGTAACTAGACTTGCAACAGCTGCAGCGCCCGAAGCGCCAGCTCCTGTAACAATATCTGAAAAATCCGTTCGGCAACCCGCTAATAATAATATAGGCAGTATTAAGTACCTCATAAAGTTTTCTCCTTATCATCTTTTCTCCTCTCTTTAAATTTACATTGCTCTCTCATAGTTAATTGTGGTTGAAACTTCCATCTTACATTATCATTATCACAATTATCTATAAACATCATCAATGCTTTAAACGCAAACCCCTGGAATATTAATCTATTATTGTTATAAAATTTTCCTCGATCTTTATTTATTTCTAATTTATATTGTTTATGTGCATATTTCAAAGTATCCCTCGCTGAACAAGCATCCATAAAGTTCCTACGATGGACCCTACAAATACGATTGCAAGTAAAATGATTCCTACTACTTGAAGAAGGTTTCTACGCAGCTCAGCTTGTTTATATAAGGTTTCTTGTCTTTGCTTACGAATTTTAACTTGCATCTTTAAAAGATCTTGCCATGCACTTGGACCATGTGTTAAGTTAATCCAATTACGTAATTCTTCTTCCATAGCTTCTGCTTTCTTTTTAGCAGCAAAAGCATCCATAGCTTCTTGTTCCACACTACTACCTGCAAATAATTTTTTAAATACCGGTGGATTATTTGCCATCTTAGCTGATTGATTTACATCAGAGACTGCACCCATCCATCGTCCTATGTCGCCGTACATTGACTCGACATCTTTTCCCATTTGGAAGCCCTTCTTAATTAACGAGAAGGCGGTTGAGGCCGTCGCGAGAGCTGTTACAGGATCCATATATTATACCTCTCTAGTCTTTCTTCCTCGGTATACAGTATGCTTTCACATATATTTTGTCCCCTGCTATTCTTTGATTGTGATTTTGTTGTGCAACTTTTCTGGAATATTCTAAACAAGTGTCTAAGTTATTAAAATATACGGGCTCTTGTTCTTTACTTGCTAAGAATACAATCAGCACCCATAACATTACTTCATCCAGCCTGAAGCTAAATTACTTAGTACTCCTATTGAACC